TCACCTATTTAAATCGAACACATCAAATATGTCTAAAATTTCTTCTTTAACTTTTTTAATTTTTGCTTTTCGATCTCTATATTTTAAAGTTTTGTCTTTAAAAGCTTCTCTGATTAATTGTTCATCTAATTTTTCCGAAAATTCATATTCGCTTAATAACTCCCTTGTTATTTCTTCACTTAATTGTTCTTCATCAATTAAATCACATATGGCTTGTCGCCTCTCGTTATTGACAAAGTTATCAAATTCTTCTTTTATATTTAAATCATTCTCTTTAATACGTCTAAGTTCAGAATCCATGAACTTTTCCATTAATTTTATTTTACTCCTTAAATGGACAGTATTTTCCATCATTTTTACAATTTTTTCTCTTCCTTTTTTAGGATTGTCTGTTATATTCATATTTTCAAGTAATTCCAAAATATAATCTACATTGATTTTATCGGTTTTAAGATACTCTAATTCAAAATCAATATCATCTAAGATTGTGGTGCCTCCGCCGTTTGTCTTTTTTCGTTGGTCTACTTTTTCTTTTATATTTAGATAAGCCCCCGTAAAATCTTCATAGTCTTGTTCTTCTAAATCCAAATCATTAAAAGTAAATTCTAAATAAGTGTCTAGTTTATTTTTTGTTTTCATTAATTTTTTAAATCCTACAACAAATTTTAATTGTTGTTTTTCACTTTGGAGCTTATATACTTCTTGTGCTGATTTAACTAACTTGTGTAATTCTTTTAAATCATTGTTAAATATTTCTACAAGTTTTTTATATGGTTCTATGAATATATCTTCTGGAGGGGAATTATTTGAAAATAATGCTATTGCTTTATCTACTTCTTTATGCAGCGGCCTGTAACAGACGATATTTCCATGAGATTTATGTGCATTATAAATCCTGTTTGTTCTTGAAAATGCTTGTAATAATCCATGATATTCTAAGTTCTTATCAACATACAATGTGTTTAAAAGTTTACTGTCAAAACCTGTTAAAAACATGTTTATTACTAATAATAAGTCTATTTCACGTGTCTTCATTCTTTTACAAACATCACGGTGATATTCTCTCATAGTTTCTGTATTGAAGTTTGTTCCAAACATTTTATTATAATCTGCCATATATTCATCTAATAATTCTTGTGAATGTTTTTCTTTTTCATCAAGATTTTCATTAGCTGCATATGTAAAAATTGTTGCTAGTTTAAAATCTATGTTTCTTTCTTTTATTTTTTCTTTAAACAATTTATAATAATCATGTATAAATCCTGATGGATTATCTTTAGTTTTTTGGGAAACAGCGAATATGGCGTTAAATTCACGATTTTTTGTTTTTGCATTATAACTATCAAGAATATGGTCCACAATTAAATTTAATCTTTCTTCAGATGCGTAGGCTTCATTTATTTTAATGGAATATACTTCTTCATCAATAACTCCTTCTTTCATTTTTAATGTATTATAGTAATCTATTGAAAAACCTAAAACGTTATGATCTGCGATTGCATCTTTAATCATATAAGTGTGTAATCTATCTCCAAAAATCGTTTTGGTTGTTTTTAAACCTTTTGCATTTTCTTCAAAGATTGGCGTTCCAGTAAATCCATAAGATAAACTATTTTTAAAGAAATTACTTATGTCTTGCTGCATTTTTCCAAATTGACTTCTGTGACATTCATCGTAGATTAAAATAATATTTTCATCTTTAATTTTTTCTAATTTATTTTTGGTGTGTTTTCTATTTACTGCAATTGCTAATTTTTGAATAGTTGTTGTGATTAGTTTATTTTTATCACTCAATAGATTTTTAACTAATGCTCCAGTATGTTCTGAAGTTCCTACACATTTAGGACAAAATTTATTGAATTCTTTATTGGTTTGGTCATTCAAATCCCGCCTATCTACTACAAAAATTACTTTATGAATTGAGGGTTCTTCTGACAATAATTGGCTTACTTTGAATGAAGTTAATGTTTTACCACTTCCAGTAGTGTGGTAAACATATCCGTTCCGTTTATTTTCTAATGCTTGTTCTAATACTGCATCTACAGCATATTTTTGATAAGCTCTTAGGACCATTAATTCTTTTGTTGATTCATTGAGCACCATGAATTTAGAAATCATTTTAGCAATATTACATTTTTCAAGAAAATCTTCTGTAAATTGTTCTAGTGAATGAATATTTTCATTGTTTTTATCTTTCCAATAGAATGTGTATCCAAAATTCACATCATCAGGTCTTCTATTAGCAAAATATTTTGTTTCTAAACCATTACTTACAATAAAAATTTGTATATATCCAAATAAATTTTTATAAGAATATTTCATGTATTTTTTTACTTGATTAAACGCTTCGGATATTGCTACTGATCTTCTTTTTAGTTCAACCTGGACCAATGGCAAACCATTTATCAATATTGTTACATCATAACGATATTCATGTTTACTTCTCATTGTAATTTGGTTAGACACTTGAAATATGTTTTTACACCAATCTTTTTGATTTAAAAATTTAATTGATACTGATGGTTCATTATCTCTTTTAATAGTATATTCATCTCTTAGTTTGTCGGCTTTGTCGAAAATTGAACCAGAATCGAGGTAAATGAGTATTCTTTCAAATTCTTCATCAGTTATTCTACTTCCATTTAGCTCTTTTTTATTTAATTTTTCCAATTGTTTCTTAAAATTAGCATTTAGCTGTTCTTCATTTTTTATTTTGATTCTTTCATAGCCCATTCTTTGCAGTTGTTCTATGAATTTTTCTTCAAGCATTGCTTCACTTTCGACATCAACTGACATTTTTAAACCCTCTAATAAAAAGTCATTATCAAATTTATTTTTGTTATACACATAATATAATGTTTATTATATGTGTATAACAAAATTTTCAAAATGCTTTAATAAATCTTCAATCATTAAACGTTGCAATTTACGAAGTAAAAAATTCATTTAAATTACAGAAATATTGACTCCTTTATTATTTATTACATAATACTGCAATAAAAAATCAAAATAAAAAATTTAAAAAAATATTTATCCTCAATTCCTATTAATAATTTTATCCAATAGCTTAATCTGCATTCTGATCTTCTGCCGGTTTTCAATAGGGTAATGGCTGGTATTTCTAAATAGCATCGGATTATAAGCTATTTTACCAACAAATAAATCATTAACTTTTCTACTTTTCAAACTTCTGTGTTTGCTTTTACAGCAAACAGATAACTGATATTGTCTATTATTAAAACTATTAAATATTTTCATATCATATCTCCTTTTTTGTATTATATGATATTTTATCGGCCATAAAAGTTATAATTAGCGTCTTAAATTTTCACTGAATACTTTCCAAATGCTCTCGCACAAGTGTTATATTTTTTATTAGTTTAATATACAAATTGAAGTCACATATTTCAGATGCTTTTTTTGTTAAAAAAGTGTAAAATTGTTGGATTTAGTGATGGTTGAAATCCTGGAAATGTGACTTCTAACTATTTTTCAATATAAAAATTACTTACCAAATGCTCTCTCACTTTGCTTATATACTTCAAAAATAAGATTTTTAATTGCAGCCTGAAATTATTTGGGCTGATGTATGGTAATGGTTAAGTTGGGTTGTGGAGTTAAAACTCGTCAAACTGCTTTTTTTTACTCATGCTCCATAAACCCGACAATGTTTTAAATATTTAAAGGCCGTGATTGTATATTTCAGACAATATTTTGTCCCTAAGCTCTCCCAACTCTGTTATCTTTTTCCTAATATTGTTTTTATCATTTTCAGACAATTCATTATTATTTTTTAAAATCATTTGATAAGCTTCAATGGTGGTTCTAATGGCGTGTAATTCTGCTTCTGCTCTAGTCATATTACAAATCTCCAAATTATTGAGTTCTTTCAATATTTTATTTTTCATTGTTTAAAAAATTATGTAAATTTTCATGACGAATAGTTTTCAAATGCTCTCTCACTTTGCTTATATACTTCAAAATTAAGACTATTTATTACAGCCTGAAATTATTTAGGCTGATAAATTTGGTGATGGTTAAGTTGGGTATATGGAGTTATAGCTCGTTATATTGCTTTTTTTACTCATACTCCATAATAAACCCAACGCAGAATGATTAAAAACATTTACTTCAAATAAGATACTATGATTGTAACATCAAATAGAATTTGGGACCCTACTGAAGATCAGCTATGGGAAATGTATAAAAATTTAAAATCTTACCAAAAATTAGAAGTTTGGTACGGTATTGTAGATAATGATGGCCAAATTAAAAGGATGAAAATTGTTATACCTTCTGGATTAACATATTTAAGAGATTTTAATAATGCAGATGATAATACAAACCAACCATTTGATGTTATTAATGATTTCACTGTCACTTTTAAAGATTATTTTAATGTCGAAAGAATAATTTTGTATGTGTCGCAAATATTATGTATCAGAGTTTTAGATGAGGAGTAAAGAAGTAGTATCTCACTAATCATTGCTTTTATTTTGATTTTGAGATATTTTTAATATAGTTTCGTGTAGTTTTTTATTTTCTTTTTCAAGTTCTTCGTTGCGAGCTTTTAATTCGTTATTTTCTTTTAGTATCATATTCACTAGCAAACGAACCTCCCTTATATTTCTTTCAATACGGTCTAATTGTTCTTTATTTTCTATATTTTCTACAGAATCCATATTGGCGACTCGTTTATGAGATTTATTCAAATTTGAAAATATATTTCATTTTTAGTCCAAAATTATGCAATCTTTAAACTGTGGATTATCTTCAATCCAATCCAATAACTGTTTCTCAAGATACTTATCAACATCGCCGCTGGATTTCATTCTCTTGCGCTCTAAAATATTTTTTGTTTGAATAACATCATATAATCCTATTTGTTTAAGATAATTGTTTCTTTTAAGCATACTAATAGTACGAAATAATTCGAAAGGCAAAAAACCTTTAAAATGTATGAGATCATCTTCTAATCTTTTAATTTCATCATAATTTAATTTAATCATAATATATCTCTAAAGCTTCTCAAGAATTTCTTTCTTTAATGTTATCTGATATTATAATCCTTTAAATTTTTCCTTTTAGGAACTTCAAGATTATCATTATATTCTTGTATTTCACGTTCTTTTTCTCTTACAAGTTTCATACGTTCTTCTTTTTCTTTTTCATATTCAATTTGTTTATTTTTAACTTCGATTAGAGTATTTTGTAAATCAATATTGTTTACATATTGTTTAGAACATTTTTCAAGCAAGATATTTCTTAATTTTTTTTCAAAATCACAAGTTGGATTTTGCAAACCTTTATAAATTATTTCAGTATAAGTTAGGTAAATTAATTGTTCTTTAAGCATTTGGCTATTTAAAAAATCATTCGTTTTTTCATTCACGTCAGAGAATTCAAAATTACTCTCTTCAAATATATAATATAAATTTGTGCGGAAAAAGAATTTTTCAGGATCAAAAAAATCAACATTCCAATTACTACCATGTTCCCGTAATAGGTAATCATGGCCTTCCTCTTTTTGAGCATCATTATATTCAATTATTTTCTTCTCAATTGGATTTTCATCATTAACCTGACTTCTCATACAGTAAATTGATATTCCAATTAATGAAGCACCAACTCTAGATATTAAAACAGGATAATCTACGTTTTCAACGGTTACTTTAAAAAAGGAGCCTTCAATTTTTTCTTTAGCCGTATATATGATGTCTTTTATTAAAAAATCAGATATATTAAAACTCATAATATCACTTTAATTATTGCCTAAATAATTATTTTAATTTAATAGAATATATATCATTTAGTTATGAATTAATAACATTAAATTGGTTTATAACTATTTTAAACTTACTTTTAAAATACATAATTCATTTTGTGTAATTTAATTCTTAATCTCACTTATAAATAATATTAACACACAATATTGTATTGTAAAACAGAATTAACATGGTTTGGTTTCTTTTGTTTTCGTACATGGTGGAAAAATAAGTCAGAATTGCTTTTTTTCAAACTGTTCTGTTCTAACCCTTATCTTGACTTATTTTTCCCTTACTCCTGTTTTGTGCCGATGAAAAGTGAAAGTCGGTGATAATTTTGAAATTTTTAGATACTATTTTTGTGAGGTGATTTTGCGTGACACTTCACATTGCATTAGATGGAATTTACGTGAATGTAAACCACATCATTGTACAAAAACTTGTAGAATATTTAGCCTCAAAATCATATACTGTAAAGACAATTTTTCCACTTGAAGATGAAATAATGCAGTCTATATTGAATAGCTATGATTTGACATTTTCTGAAAGAGCACTACTGGCCGCACTTGATAGAAGCATTAACTGGAACCATGAAAACTTTAGCAATTTTGATATTGTTATTTGGCAAACTAGCATTCTCTCCAGCTACGCTTTTCACACAAATCCTGAAGTTAAACCATCATTCATTAAGACAATTAACAAATTTGTTCCGAATATGGACATAATTGTTGTTGTGCAGCCATTGCAAGAAGACAATCAAATTATACAGAAATTCAATGATCTAATTCAGCAATTTAATAATGTGTATCCTGTGAATTTTGTTCGTGGGGGTGTTGATTTAACATTTAAAGAAGCTATTGAGACAATATTTGAAGTTTTGCCAACCTGCAATTGGTGTGGACGTTTGTTTACAAAAACAATTCATTTTAAAAAATATTGTTCCAACAAATGCAAAGATTATGCAAAAGAAGAACAAAATCGACAGAACTTCCGTAACTATTACAAAAGATACAAAGACACCATGAGTGAAGCTCAAAAAGGTGCTTTAGGAAGTAGAGGCGCAAATCTTCACGCTCATGCAAATACTGACCATGAAGTCGAAGCACGTCTAATAAGCAATGAAAAGAAACGATTGGGATTGTAATATTTCTAATAATTTTAGGTTGGTTGAATTTTGTTTATTCTTATTATAGTTTTTAGTGAAGGAGAGTATTGAAGTCAATGTGTAATCAAACATATTCAAACTTGGTATGTCCTGAATGTGAAAATGAAGGTGAATTTGAAAAAGATGACAATGAGGAAGTTTACTGCAAAAATTGCGGTGTTGTTATCAAATCATCATACCCATATACAGCTGGAATAAGATTTAAGACATTAACTGAAATGCTTGAAGATAACAAAAACGAAGAAAAGAAAAAGGATTTCTGGAGGATGAAAAAATGTACAGTTTTAAAAAATACAGTTGGTTGATTAGTGTAGTATTTGCGATTTTGGTTTTCATAAGTGGTCTTACAGCAAGTGACATCAGTTTTTTACCTGTCAAATATCAGTCAATAGCTGTTGGTGTAATTGGTGCTGCTGCATTAATTGTTAAAATCATTCCTGAAAATTATCGTGTAAAAATAGCTGAAGGTCTTATTAGGGAAGAATATGAAATTCCAAAAGAGAGCTTAGATGAAAGAGATGAGGATTATGTGTGATGATAGAAGCTCAAATATCAAGGACCTTGTGAGATTTTCAACAAAAGCAACATTGACCGTTCCAACAATTCTTTTAGACGAAGCTACTGATGATTTTGAAGTATACAATGATTTTAAAATTGCAATGTTTTGTTTAAAAAATGATGATGGATTAATTTTAACTGAAAAGGAAATTGATGATGAAATGTCTGAAATCACCATTGAACTTAAGGGGGATTAGCATGTCTAAGCCATTGACTGAAACAATTTCATGGAGGCGGACAATCTGGACCTACGGATTTGTTAAAACCACTCTTTCAGGTTCACTAATCTCAACAGGTGTGGTTTTGATTTTTAATGGTGTAACAGAACACCCTTTGTTTTCTGGATTTAATGAAATAGCTATTTTTACCGGTGTTATAGCAATAATATTGGCCATTGCTGTTATCACAAGCATTGACAGGTATAAAGAAAAAACCAAAAAAGAAGAGCTTGAGGCAATTGACAGACAAATCGATGAAAAAGCAAAACGCATTGCAGAAGAAAAGGTGCTGGAATATCTAAGGGAGATTGAAAATGAATAAGTACAATTCTTTTTATAAAACCGTTGGAGGATCGGAAGGTGATAGATGCTTTTATCCAACAAGACTTGATTTATACGGTAAGGGCTGTTTTTTTAACTGCAATTATTGCTATGCAAAACAAATTTTAGACTTTAGAAAACTTTGGAACCCTGCTGATGTTGGGGTTGCACCACTTCTCCAGGTTTACAGGACAATCGATAAAATTCCAGCTGGAAGTGTTATAAGATTAGGTGGTCTAACAGACTGTTTCCAGCCAATTGAGTTAAAATACAGAAATACTTATAATGCAATTAGAAAACTTAATGAAAAAGGTATTCATTATCTAATTGTTACAAAATCGGATTTGATTGTTGAAGATGAATATATTAATATTTTGGATAAAGATTTAGCACATATTCAAATTTCAATTCCAACAAATGACAATGAAGTTTTGGCTGCAACAGATAACGCACCATGCTTTGAGAGAAGAAGAAATGCAATTGAAATTTTATATAATCTTGGTTTTGATGTAGCTTTGAGATTATCTCCATTTTTATTTGACACAGCTGATTTTGATGTTATAAACAATATTGGTGTTGATAAGTGTCTTGTTGAGTTTTTAAGAACAAAACCAAGTTTGGAAGAAGATTTAAACGATTTTATTGATTTTAATCAATATTCTCTTAAAGCTGGAGGTTATCGTCATTTGCCGTTAGAGAAAAAACTTGAAGTATTGTCTAAATTAGATTTTAAGCAGTTAACTGTTTGTGATGATGTACAAACTCATTATGATTATTTTACAAAGAACATTAATTACAATCCAAATGATTGTTGTAATTTAAACAATTAATATTTATTTTTTAAGGAGGTTAAGATTTGAAATTGAAAATGGATTATATGGTGCAACCGCCTAAAAAATATACTTTTGAACAGCCAAAATTAAAAAAATGGACTGAAAAGTATTGTAAAGGCAAAGTATTGAATTTATTTGCTGGAAAAACAAGATTGAATTGTAATGAAATTCGTGTTGATTTATCTGATGAATTTAATCCGGATTATTGTATGGAAGCATTTGATTTTGTTTTGTGTTGTAAAGAAAAAGGTGTAAAATTCGACACAATAATTCTTGACCCGCCTTATAGCTTAAGAAAATCTATGGAAAAATATAATGGCAGAATTTGTTCTACATTTAACAAAATAAAAAATGAATTATCTTTTATTTTGAATAAAAATGGACGAATCATTACTTACGGTTATCATAGTATTGTAATGGGTAAAAAAAGAGGTTTCAAGCAAGAATGTATACTTGTTGTAGGTCATGGTGGGAGCCATCACGATACTATATGTGTTGTTGAAAAATATGTAAATTGATAAAAAATCATATAATTAAATTTTAAAGAATTTTTACTTTATAATGACGTTAATTTTACTATAACTGGTTTATAGAAAAAATAATTGCAATTCAAATGATTGTTGCAATTTAAATACATAATAAAAATTTAAACGGAGTCGCCAAAAATGATAGAAGTAGAAAAGATAAAAATAACTGATTTAATCCCTAGTGATTATAATCCAAGAATAATGCCTGAAAACGAGTCCACCAAATTAAGAAATAGCTTAGAGACTTTTGGTTTGGTGGACCCTATTGTAATCAACCTTAAAAACAACCATATCATTGGAGGTCACCAAAGGTTTGAGGTTTTAATAGATCAGCATCTTGAAGATAATAAAATCTTTGATGAGCTGAATTTAATCAGACTTGGTGATATTGGTTGGGTATTTACCGATACCGAATTAACTGTTGAGTCTGATGACCATGAAAAAGCGCTGAACTTGACTTTAAACAAGATTGGCGGTGAATGGGATACTGAAAAATTATTCTCCGTTTTGGAAGAATTGGAAGTTAATAATTTTGATTTGGAATTAACTGGTTTTGATGGTTTTGATGAGGAAATTGAAATCAAAGGTTTACTTGACAAGATGGAATTTACAGACCCTCAAAAACAAGCCGTTAGCAGTGAATCTTCTGATAGAGAAACCTTTGATGATGATTTTGATGACGATGATGATTCCAGTATTGGTTTTTATGAGATTACATTATTATTTGACAGTGAAGATGAAATGACTGAGGCATTTGATAAATTAGTAGAAGAAGGTTATACTTGCAGGATGTCAGATTCATGAACATTTTTTTAGCAGCCTCAGAACATCAGTGTTTGCACAATTATGTTCAAGAGACCAATATAAGGCCGATAAACCATCTTTTCAGCTATTTTTATATTCAGCAAAAGAAGATGTATGAGGATTATCTATTTTTCAAATCCAAATCTGAAAGAATTTTGATAGATAGTGGAGCTCATACATTTCATACAGCTAAGGATATTGATTTTACTGAGTTTACTGTGAACTACTCAAACTTTATAAAACAAACCGACACTTCAAATGTTGTTGGGTATTTTGAAATGGATATTGACAACCGTATTGGTTTTAAGAATGTTTTGAAGTTGAGAAAAATCATTGAAGAGGTAACAGATAAAGTTATTCCGGTTTGGCACAAGAATCGTGGGTTTAAAAAGTTCAAAAGGATGTGCAGCAATTATGATTATGTTTCAATATCTTGTCTTCCCATTGAGGGTATACCTGATCATGATTTGATTAAGTTTGCAAATATTGCACATGATTATGATTGTAAAATTCATGGTCTTGGAGGTACCAGGAAATTCATTTTGAATAATGTTCCCTTTGATAGTGTTGATAGTGCCAGTTGGTTGTTTAGTGCTGTTAATGGAAGATACAAAAGCAAACACATTGACAGAAATAGCTTGACTTATTGTGAAAAGCTTGTTTTGAGTTTACTTGATTGGAGAAAAAAGCAAAGATATTATGAAAAATATTGGAATGAGAAAAATAAGAGGTTAAAAAATGGTAAAATATGATTATAATATTAGAAATGATTTGAAATTGAATTTTACACAGAAAAAAATTGTGTTGATTACTATATTCGCTGTTGCTGGAGTTTTAAGTGACTTACTTGCAACTAAAGTTTGTAGTTGGGGATTTTTCTCCATCGAATGTGGTTGTATATTGTTCCCTGTTTGTTATTTAGTGGCTGATGTAATTACTGAAGTGTTTGGTGAAAAGACCATGATTAAAACAGCACTGTTAGGAATGTGTATGAAGGTTATGATGGTTATTTGTGGACTTTTATGTATTATGATGCCATTTGATCCGACCACTTTTACAGCTCAACCACACTTGGCCTATGTGTTTGGTTTTGTTCCAAGAATCACCTTTGCAAGTCTTTGCGGTTACATTGTAGGTCAGTTTGTAAATGCAAGATTGATGACCGTAATTGGAAATTACACAAATGGTGAGCATCTGTTTTTACGTACCATTGGCTCAACTGTTGGTGGAGAATTGGTGGATACAATTTTATTTATTGGAATTGCTTTTGTTGGAACCATGCCTCCAGTAATGCTTTTAGGTTTCATTTTAACTCAATATGTGATGAAAGTTTTAATTGAAACAGTACTTCAACCTGTTACTTACCGTGCTGTTTCCTGGTGCAGAAGTGATGAATCCAGCATCATTTATAGAAAAGAAGATTTGTAAGTGATTATTTTTTATTTTTTTAAATTACTTACTCTCAATTTTTTATTTAAAGAGTTTTTAAGTCTTTAAATTAGGAACACCTTTATATATGATGTGGAAGAGAATAATAAGTAGACACAGGTGATTTAAAATGAACAAAATGGTTATTGATTTCTTAAATGAGCAAATTGAAATGGTTGAAGAACTTTGTGGCGATTTAACTGCTGATGATAAAGAAGCTTTAAAAAATGACTTCTTTAAAAAATTTGAAAAAATCGCTGATGAGTTTCATGTTGATGTAAATTTAATTTATGAAAACTTCCACACTGTAATGATCCCGATTTATGAATCTGATTTTGACAGTAATGTTGCAGCTGAAGTAATTTTAGCTACTGGAGGAGATTTCTAAGTGGGTTAATCCCACAACTTAAAATTTTAAAAGAAGGTGAATTATTATGCAGAAATTAAAACAAGCTGGTTTAGGTAACAAACTCGCAAATGAAATTAAATTCATGAGCAACTCAAGCAAACATGAAGGAATGCAAAACATCAACATCTTAAGCAGACACAAACAGAAAATCCGTGACTGGGATGTTGGCTACAGGAACAAATATGCTTGTGACAGATGGATTAACGACTCAAGAGGTTGCGGATACGGTTGTTTAGTAAGTAAAAAAAGATTTATTTACTAAATATTTTTTTTTAAGGTGATTATAATGGCAATGAGTAAAACAATGGAAAAATTCTTTGATGATTTGCATTTGGCTGAATTTGGATACAGATATGGTGAAGCTGAACCACTATATCCAAAAGAAAATAAAAAAGCAATGGTGAAACTGTTAAAAAGATCACTATCCTGGAAGAGTCACAAGAACCTTGAGGCAGTATGTGTGTATTTAGGTGCTGAGTGTGATGAGAGAATTGGTTCTGTTGAAGGCTGCAAAGCAATAATTAAAGAGGATTTGGATTATTGGAAAAACCAATAATCTCTATTTTTAAATTAAAGACTAATAACGTCTATAAATCATGAACACCTTTATATGTGATGTGAAATAGATAATATAAACAGAGAAAGGTGATTATTATGGCTTACGGTAAACTTAAAAGATTTGCAGAAGAAAACGAAACTTGTAATAGCTTTTTAGAAGAAGGACAACTTTTTGAAGCTTGGACCATTTACATCCGTGAATGTGAAAAAAGTGCTGAGGAAATTTGTGAAGATATCGATCAGGAAGTCACTAAAAAATCCTGTGTTATGAGTGAAGATGAAAAGGAAAGTCTTCAAGTTGAAAGTATGGAATATTTACGCTCAAGAAGATGGGAATCAAACATCTATTTCAATTAATTTAAAAAATGGTGAGATTTATGATTGCAGATTGCGGATTTTTAGACAATATTGCTTATGATTATGAAAAAGGAGATTTAACTCCAGAATATGAAGTTAAACAAATGTGTGATTCATTAACATTTGAAGAACAAACAAAGTTAATGAAACACTACAATTTGGCAAAAGCTGCTGGAGCTGGAAGTGGTGAACATTTCAAACTTGTAGTTATTGCTTGTGAAATAATCAAGGATAACATGGCAAGTTATGTTAAAAATACAATTTGTCCTTCTCCTCTTACAAGCAGTAAAAAATACATCAACGGGAAGTGCTAAAATGTTTGATCATTCAGTTTGTGATAATTGCATTGCCTGGACAAGAAACAAGAATTCTTGTCCCTACCGCAACATGAGTCTCTTACAATACTTGGAATATAAAAATATTCCCTACCAGTTCAAAGAAGCTGGAGCAAAGATTGTGATTGACACAAGCAACCTCATGAACAGCAGCGCAATGATAGAATTAAATAAGGAAATTCAAAGAAGCAGAAACACCCTTCTTGAAACCGGATGGGATTACAAAGTGGTGGTATAATGTTTGAAACAGAAATAGAAATTGTTGAAGATTTAATACTTGGTTATGGTCGAGAAATCCCTCTTGGTGAATTGTTGGATCAGTTACAGGAAAAAGAATCTATAGATTAAATCAATAAAGTGTTGTTATTTTTTTTCACCTTGTCTTAAAGTTTCGTTTGCGAAAAAATAGTTTTAAACTAAAAAAAATTAGAAAATCCTGAAAAACATGCTTTCTTCAATATCTGCTAAGTCTTCACCAGCAATTAATCTTTCAATTACTTCTTTAGCTTCACTTAAAGAAATGTATCCATGTTTTTCATCAAGTTCATCTAATAAGTTTTTATGAGCTCTCACATCTTTTTCATTATCAAATTTTTTGCTAACAAAATCAAATCTGCTCATAACAATCACCCTTAAAATTCTGGAATCACTGTATTTTCATCAAAATATTCCATTTCTTTTGAAAATTCAATTTGATCATAAACGTCCTGACGGGTTTCACAAATCCACATTAAGTGTCCGTTAACATACATTAAAAATCCACTATTATCGTCACCAGTTATTTTTACAATTTTAGAATCAACGTTTTTCATAATAATCACCGTTCTCTGTATATATAATCTATTAAACATCATATATAAATATGTTCATAAAAATAAGCAATATTTACAAGTAAAAACTAAAATTAAATTCAGAAATTATTCTGTGATGAATTTGGGGATAAATTATGATTTTAAATATAACAAAAATATTCATTTTAACAAATATTATAATTTTTTCAATAGCTTTGATTTATGAGATAAAAATAATGAGGTGAGTGTATGGAAATCTGGGAAGAGCGTTTTTATGATGAAAAGTACGGCCTGGAACCTCCAGTATCATTTAGACACTTCTCCAGGCTTTTGATAAAAAATGACAGGAATTTAAGAAAATTTGCAGAAGAGCTGGTTTATGAGCAAATCTCAGAAGAGAAAAAAGAAGCAGTGATGAAAAATAAAAAATACAAAAAGCCAACAGAAAAACAAATCCAAACAAGGATTAAAAAAAGATACAGTTCAGTTACAACCAACTCCTCCAAATACAAATACCAAATGCGCTTTGATGCTTATGACAATCATTTTAAAGAATTGCATATTAAAAGAAAAGAAAAAGAGGTTATGGAATGGGAATCAGAACAGCTTAAATTTGCAAAGCAGAGATGTAACTACCACAACGACACTTTACAAAAACTTCATGAAGCTCCAGAACGTGATCAAAAACAGGCTGATGGAAGTGTTATAAAAGGAATTTCACTTGACAAAAAAGTTGATTCTGAGGCTGAAAACCAGCGTGCATATGATAAAAGCTTAGACAGTGTTTATAAGCTATTGTATGGAGGAGTCCTAAAACGTGAAAACCACAATCACAATGACAATACTGGTGAGATGAATATTAATAATAAATTTGATGTTAAAACACTTGCTGAAGAGGAAATCGAAGCTGATGAGTATTTCAAGAATTTGGATAAAGAAATGAATAAATAATATTATGGATAAAATCCTAAGTAATAATTCAATCTTTTAAAAACAAACTCTGCAAGTGATTATCTATGAAAGAAAAAACTAATAATGAATGGAATTTTCAAAAAATTGGTAAACCTTATGATGAACTCCCAAATGAAGTTAAAAGAAACCCTGAACTCTTATATGAATATATACGTACTGGTGAAATACCAAATATTAATTCCAATAATATAATCAATCCCTCAGAAGAAGTTTTAAAAGCATCAAAAGAGAATTTAGAGAAATTAATTAAGAAAGACACTGAAGATGCAATGAAAATAATAGATTTCGCAAAAAGAAACGGTCATTCTTTTTTCATGAGAATCGCAACTAAAAATGATTTAACAATAAAAGAATATTATGATGAATATTTTATCGAAAGTGGATATTATAAGGAATTATTTGATTTTAATGAATTACCTTCAGATATAACTCATTTTTCAGTGACAGAGGGTCCAGATTCTTTAATAAAAGTGGAGTCTGAAGTTGAACAAGCAATAAAAATAAATAAAATATATTTCTCAGCAAAAATTCTAGAGAATCAATATGCAAATGCATTGTGGGGGGAAATTTTAACACGTATTGCAGAAGATAGGCTCAAAGAACTCGAAGAATATAAACAGTAAATTATTTATTCACTATTTTTCACCTATAAAAAACCTTCACTACTTTTTAATAATTTAGATTAAAACATTAGCTGAAGAAATATGGGCTGATGTATATTTCAAGCAATTAAACGTTGAAATGAACAAACATAAATGATAATAAGTCCCTAAATCTACTCATGACTTCTAAAATAATTGGAATTTATTGTATAAGGAATAAAATCAATGGTAAACGGTATATTGGACGATCTTTAGATATTTCTAGTAGATGGAGAATGCATAGAAGAGAATTAAATTCTAACATGCATAAAAACGATTATCTGCAAAATTCCTGGAACAAATATGGTGAAGATAATTTTGAATTCGAAATTCTTGAATTGTGTGAAGCTGAAGACTTGAATGAATTGGAGATACATTATATTGAAAAATATGGCACTTTTGATAATGATGAAAAAGGTTACAATTTAGAATCTGGAGGACAATATCCAAAACTATCTCAATCAAGTAAGAAAAAATTGAGCAAAAGTTTACGAGAAATAAGAAAGAAGACTAAAACTTCAACAGGATTTTATCGGGTTGTTATTGCTAAAGATGAAACTTGTCTGAATGGTTTTAGATGGGTTTATGGATATAACGAAAATGGAAAAAGAGTAGAAATATCACGAACAGATTTATTGGAATTAAAAAAAGAGGTTATTAGCAGAGGTTTAGATTGGGTAATTAATGATGGGCGTAACGCTTTAGGGTCATTATTTCTTGATAAAAATAAACCAAAATATGAAAGAAAACTCTCAGAAGAACATAAAATAAAGATAAGTAGTAACAACAACCCTACTGGGTTTTTTCGTGTTAATAAATCTAAAGATGAAACATGTTTAAAAGGATTTAGATATGTTTATAGGTATTATGAAGGCGATAAAAGAAAAGAACTTTCAAGCGTTGATATTCTCAGATTAAAAGAAAAAGTAATTGACAAAGGTTTGAAATGGACCATAGTTGATGAGGATAAAGCAGAATTTACTTTAAAAGAAAGTAATGAGAAAGTGGAAAAAAGATTCATCCATCATACTCGAGAAAGTAAACTGAGAATTAGTAAAGCTATAGGGAGTTTGGGAATTTATAGAGTTACAAAAAAGAATTGTAAAACTTGTAAACAGGGATTTAGCTATGAATATCGTTACCAAGATGAAAATAATAAAATAAAGCATTTAACTTCAGTCGATTTAAACAAACTAAAAGAAAAAGTAATTGCTAAAGGTTTACCTTGGATAGAATTTTGAATATAATTGGAAGTTGTATTAAAATGAATGTTGAAAAAACCGCAAATTGGGCGAAATTGTGGATTCAACAAAGAAATCATTTTAAGACAACAATTTTTGACAACGTATTTATACCTCATAAACCATTCTTTAACCAAGTTAAATTCATTATTTATCCGTCTAGGGAAATTTTTTACGGTGGTCAAGCTGGTGGTGGTAAATCAGACTGTCTTTTAATGTCTGCATTACAATACGTTGAAGAAAAACACATTCCGGAAGGTGAAAACAAATTAAAGTATAATGCACTTATTATACGTAGAACTCTTGAAGATTTGGACATGCCAAATGCTATAATGGATCGGGCAAAACAATGGCTGCTTCCAAAAGAAGATGAAGGTTTACTTGTCTGGAAGGACCAGAAGAAAAGATTTATTTTTAACAGTGGTGCAACATTAACATTTCGTTATTTGTCTCATAATAAGCATTTAAACTCTTATCAGGGAGCAGAATTGCAATTTGTGGGTTTTGATGAACTGACACAATTTCCTGAAAACCAATACAATTATCTTCATTCACGTTTACGTAAACTTGAAAACTCAGATATTCCAATAAGAATGAGAGGAGCCTCAAATCCTGGAGGTATTGGTCATGATTGGGTTAAAAAAAGATTTGTAGATGATGACAGTAAACTACCATTTATACCTTCAGCTTATACTGACAACCAATACTTGAACCAGGAGGAATATTCAAAACAGTTAGACAAGCTTGATGAGCTAACACGTTTGCAGCTTAAATATGGAGATTGGAATGCTGTTCTAAAAGAAGGATTACTTGTTTCACGTGATAGATTAAATAATTCTTTAATTTCATATGAAAATACATACAAAACATGGCAGCCTTCATTTTGTACAATTGGTATCGATCCGGCAAGTACAGGTCATGATAAATTTGCAATGAGCTGTCTTGTATACTTTAATAATGGAAATATTGTTCTTGTTGATTTGGACTCAACACCTTCCGCATATCCTGAAGAATTGCTTAGAAATTTCATTATTAGAAACTCACATTGGAACCCATACATTATTAATTTTGAACAGGAACCTGGAAGTGATTCAACATATGCCTTGAAGCATTGGCAACACATATTAAGAGATTTGGTTAAAAAATATGGAATTACTGTTAAGAAAACTCAATCCAGCCACTCCAAATATAATCGTGCAAGACCAACTGCAAATATGATTAGACAAAACAGATTGTTCTTTGATGATAGAATTAATCCTGAAAAACTAAGAACATTGTTTAATCAATATGTATATGTTCACCCGGATAAAGAGGTAATGAAAGAATATCCTTCTCCTGATGAGCTTGATAGCTTAGGTTATGCTTTTATGGAGATTCAGAATGTAATTAGGTTATAAAAAAATAGAAAATTGTAGATGAATAAATTCACCTACTTTTTAACTTTAACAGTCACTTTCTTGGTAACTTTACTATATGTTGCTGTGTAAGTTACTTTTTTACCCTTTTTAAGTTTTTTGAGAACTGATTTTTTAATAGTTATTTTTGCAACACCTTTGGCATTGGTTTTGGCTTTGTAGGATTTCTTATTAAACTTGAATTTAATAACTTTACCTTTGACAGCTTTACCATTTATTTTCAATGTTGCTTGGATAACCAGTTTTTTAGCAGATCTTTTGACCTTGACCTTTTTAAGTGTCAGTGTTGTTTTTGTCACAGGTTTTGGAGCAGGCTTATTCACTGTTACCTTGCCTGTTTTTGTGAATGATGAATATTTACTATCTCCAGAGTAGGTGATTGAGTAGGAGTATGCAGCATTGGCCAAATCAGGCACTTTAACGTTAGCCACACCATTGACAACATCAAATTTATAGTCTTTACCGCCAATGCTTAAAGTGACAGTACCAGTTGCATCGCTAGGCAATTTTACAGTTACGGATCCACTAGAGGAACTAGGTAAAGTGGGGATAACAATATCTTTTTCATCAATAGGCTTAGAATTAATTATTAATGTATTAGTTTTAACTTCATCTGTTACTGTATTAATTAAAGTAATCTCATATGTTCCAGGCATTAAACCTACTTTTAATGTTGCGACGCCATTAAAAGAAGTGATGACTGGATAATCAGTGCCATCTACTTTAAAAATTACATATTTATTCGACAATGCATTTCCCTCATTATCATAAAAAGTAGCTTGGAAATCTAAAGCACTATTATAATTTATATTCATATCATTAGATTTGATTGTTTTAAAAACTTCTAATGTATCTTGAATAAAGAATTCATCGTAATTATCATCACCCAAATACTTAATAGACAAAGCATAATTTTTATCAACTAAATTTGGAACTAAAATATTTACAATACCATTTATTAAATTGCCATAATAATTTTGATTATTAATATCTACAAGTAAAATACCTGTAGCATTATTTGGTATTTGAATAGTTAATTGTCCAATATTCTCCTTATCTAAATTCAAATTTATTAAAATGTCATTTTTAGTTAATATGATTCTTCCGAATACTTCAAAAGTTAAAGTGTAGGATAAAGGTTTATAATAATCATTACCAGAATACACAATTTTGGCGGTGTAATTACCTTGAGGTAACTTTTTAGTTACTATCGTAAAACTACCATGGATATTATTATAGATGTAATTATGATTGTTCAAAGAGAGAGAAATATTCCCTGTGGCATCATTAAGAAGCTCCATGGTAAATGTAATATTTTTATTAACATTATTATTAGTTATATTAATTAATAAATCAGTGTTTAGTTTATAAACTCGAATAATTTTGGATTCGATTGTTTTATTTGAATAGCAACTATCTCCGGTATAATATAATTTTGCATTAAATAGACCAGATTTTAATTTAGAAATATCTATATACGCATGCCCGGATTGCACTTCTCCTAAAAAAGTTTGATTATCAATTGAAATATTAATAATACCTTTTGCATCATTAGGCAATATAATATCTATTTTTTCACCAATACTTAAAGAAGTATTTTTTATGCCTATATCATAATTAACAATTTTTTTAATATCAATTATTTTTTCGACAATGGTTGTTTTAAAAAGATCATTACCATTATGAATTATTGTTAACTTCTGAGTTCCTGAAGAGATATTTTTTGGAATTATAAAATCAATTTTATAATTTTCAATATTTCCACTCAAATGACTGCCATTTACAAAAATTTCTACACTGCCCGGTATTGATTGAATTGATAATGTCCCATTTAAATAAAATTCTTTAGTGGTGATCTTAATAATTACAGAATTATCTTCAAAAATACAATTGAATATATTATTTTCATCTAATCCCTTAATTAAATCTAAACAAGTATTATTAATTAATTTAGAATTACTAATAAAGCTATTATTTCCTGTTGATTGTATTAAAGTAGTGTTAGAAAAATTATTTATAAATGTTGAATTAAAAATAAAAAAGTTGCCTTCATAATATGGTTCAACAAGGACTGCTCCACCATAATTAGCTGAGTTACCTATAAAAGAACAGTTTATAATCTTCAAATTATCATATACTAGGTTATAAATAGTACCATATTTGCTTGAACAATTTTCTATAATAGTATCAATTATTGTTGTATTATGGTCTCTACAATATATTGCACTTCCACTATTTGCATTACAATTTATTATAGTACAGTTTATTATATATGAATATTTTCCTAGTGATATTGCTCCACCACGAGAAGCAGTTCCACGACAACCACTAAACAAACAATTTTTAATTGTGACATTTGATCCAGTTGATAATACACTTATATCATTAGTTTTAGATATTCCATTAAAAAAGTTACAATATTCCATGCTAGAATTAATTCCACTGAAAGAAACTAATGTTGAATTAAACTCACAATTTTTTATAAGACCATTGTTTCCACATATATACAGTGAACCATCATTACTAGAGATATTATATAAAATAGAGTTAGTTGAATATGAATCTATTAACTTTCCCGTATTATTTTTAAATGATGCATTAAAACAGTTCATATTATTTCCCTTAAAATATAAGATAGGGGATGTTGATGTGCATGTATTATTGATAAATTGGATATTTGATATAAAGCCATTACTTCCAAACCATGATATTAATCCATTTGAATCTGCTGAACTATTACAGAAACTACAATTAATTAGAGAACCATTATTTCCATACCAGTTTATAGCATCCCTATAAACATTAATGAAATTAAAATTTTTTAAAGTTATATTATTTCCATTAATATCAAATAAACCATATTGATTTACATTAATAGTGTGCCCATTACCATTAACAATAATATTATCTCCATTAATTGCTATAAAGTCATGAATGTACGAATATTGACCTATCATATAATCTTGAGTAATTTCTATAATTTGATTGTCATAAATTTCATTAAATGAATTTTTCCAAAGTTCTTTTCCAATTATATATTCATTATAAACAGAGATAGAAGAATAATTTTCTTTAATAAAAGTAATATTCAAATTATAATGACCTTCAATTAAATTTAATTTCGCAATTCCATCTATAATATCAACGATAATTGTAGTATTATTTGAAAAAATAACTTGTAATTTCCCATTTTTAACACCAGGTACATGAACGCAAATTTTATCAAGGGTGGTCAAAATTTTGAAAGAAGTTGAAGTATAAACCCCCTCGTTAATTTGATTATTAGAAATTAACTCTTCTTGATAAAATACACCATTTGCTATATAAATATTATTACCTTTGCCCGCTGTATTATTAATAAAAGTAGAATTAATTATATGTCCATTTGTACCTTCCCAACGAATAGCTCCTCCATAGGATTCATATTTAGTACAAGAACAATTAATAAATGTGGAATTAATTATATTCCCACAAGTACCATCCCATATAACGGCTCCACCATAAGTCCCAGCAGAACAATTAATAAATGAGCAATTAATTATTGAACCAGATGCACCATTCCACATAACCGCGGAATAACCACAATTAACAAATCTAATATTCTTTAATGTAACATTATCATATTTAACATAAAAAGCACAAATTTTATTTTTACCATCAATATAATGATTTTGACCATCAATTGAAACAGCGTTATTAATTTTTATACCAGTATACAACAAATGTTTATCCACTTCTTCGTTATACGCATAATTACTAGTTAATTTGACTTCTTTTGATGTTTTTATCCTGTTTGATAAACTATCAAATGAATTTTCAGACACAGCAGAAATATCCTCTTCATTTTCATTTTGATGTTGAATATAATCATTAGTCAAAGAATTTTCCATATGAAGAAAGTCCTCTTGATCTCCACTCGCCACACTTGTTTCGTTTGCATCGGTAGCCACCACAGAACCAATTGTGAACAAACAAATCAGCAAACAAATGAAAACTAAACTCTTTTTATATTTCATATAATTTCTCCCTAATTTTATTTTAATTGATATATATTTATGCACAAGATATGTATTAATAGTTTCGATTTAAAAAAATATTAAAACCACCTATTTTCTTTAATAGAATAATATTCTAATAATTATCACTAAATCAACTGACACTATTTTTATTAGAGTATATATTGAAGGTGCATTTAATTTTACAAATTATGTTACCGAATTTTACTTAGAAAATATTGCCACTAATGTGTCTAACCATTTTGTTTTTCCTTCTTAAAAATGTACCTTCATAATTCACCTTTGGAGCTGACAATTATGAAAGTTAATTTTTCCAGATTAAATAATGGCTTGGAAATTAATAAAAAACAAATCCAAGCCAGTATTGCTCCTAAAACAAGAAAAGAAGATAAAGATTATAAATACAAACTTTATCCATTGGTAAGTGTTTCAATAGCTCAAAATCTAATACTTCAAAATAATAAACTTGACAAGGCAATACGTATCCTTGCTCAAGATGTGATATTAAATGAATTCACTTATCTAAATGATGAAAAGGAAACTGATGAGAATTTGATAAACTTCTGGAAAAATAACATTAATGAATTGTACAAACAGATTCAGGAATATTATAGTTATGGCTTTGGAGCAAGTGAAATCATTTTTGATAAAAAAACAGGTCGTCCAAAAGAACTGTATCAGATTCCAGCTGAAACCGTAAGCATCAAACAAGAAAGAAATTCAGATGGAACCTTCAGCTATTATGCTCTTCAAGAAATTGTTGGAAAACCAGCTATTAAAATGAAGCTTTCAAGGTTTAAATATGATGCTGAAGACGATGATCTTCCAACTTGCTTCTGGTTAGGTGGAGGCAAGACTTCTGAATTTTATGAAATCCCTTATTGGGTACCAGCAGTTAATAGTATTAGTGCAAAAGTTGCACTAGATGAGCTTAACGCTAAAAAGATTAATGAAGGTAACTTGATGAGTGGGATTTTGGTCATTAGACGCCCTCCAGCAATTGATGGTGAAAAAGAAGAAACCAAAAAAGATTTGCAAAACCAAATGGCTGATGCTGGAACAGGAATTTTAACTTTGGATTTGGAAAGTTTCAATACTGAAATTCCATTAGAAGTGCAATATGTACCAATCAGTGAGCAAAACTATTCTTACCTTTCAGAATTGGCTGATAGGTGTGATGATGATATTTTGGCCTGTTTTAGTATACCAAAAGTACGTTTAATGATTGATGATGTTACAGAATCAATGAATTCAAACAAATCTAATACAATCTATGAGATTTACACTAAAAGCTTAGAAAATGAGCAGTTACCTTTTGAAATTGAAATCAACAAATTCAATAAAAAATACTTTGAATATTCCGGGACCGTTAATATTGAAACTCCAATATTCTCTGATAAAAAAGATGTTGAAATCAATACAATACTTACATTGTTCAATAATGGTTTAATTACACTTGGTGAAGCTATTAAAGCAATTAGTGTATATTATCCAGCTTTACAATTAGAATATAATGACACAAATCCATTGTTTAGTGAAAGATATTATAATGGTAGGATTTTAGGAATGGCTGAGGCTTCTGAGGAAGATTTTAGCCAGTTAAATGGTGTGATGGCATGGCTTCAATCTTAAACAATAAATATTGGATTAACAAATCTCTGATTGAAAAAAGAGAAAACAAAAATGCAGCCTATAGAATTCAAGTTTATAATAATAATGTAATTGATAAGTATATTGAAGATTTTATAAATGATGAGACAATTGCAAAACCGTCACAAGCAACATTATATGCAGATTTATGGATTTTAAATAAACCTCATGTAAACAAGCAATACCAAAAAATCATTAACTCCAAATACACCAGCGATAAAGCACTGTTTGAGATGTTAATGAAAAACAAAGCTAATGCTCGTTTAAATACGGTTGTTGAAGCTGAACTTGAAAGAATTAATAAGAATCTGGAATACACTGAAAAAGTGCTAAAAACTCATGAATTAAATCTAAAAGAATATCAAAAAATAGCTAAACGTGAAAGTAAGATTTCAAACCGTAAAAATATCATGGAACGCAGTGTAAAAGATTTAGATTTTGTCAGAAGCAAATTCGGCGTAAATATTCAACCAAATGTTTTTTCTTATCGTGATTTGGAAAATACAGCTGAGGCATTAAACCGGCAAACCCAAATGGCTGCCGGTTGGGAAGAATACGATGCAATAAATCAAGAAGCAAAAGAAAAAGGTCTTCCAGATGTTTATACACAAAAAGAATGGATTTGGACTGGTGAAGGTATGACCACAAGACATGAATCTAATCATGGTCAGATTGTAGGTTTTTATGAAACATTCACTATTGTAAACGATGCAAATGGTGATGTTGATGAATTAATGTATCCATGTGATCCAAACGGTAGTTTTTCAAATACTGGAATTTGTTATTGTCAGATGAGAGCATTCTAATATATTTTTTTTATAATTTCTTAACATAGCTAAAATTTGTTTTTGTTTTTTTCTAGTTTGAGTCTAGAGGCTATGATTTAATGTTAAATAAAATTTAATGTGAGGTTATCAAAATTGAACGAAGCAACTTATATTACTGGAGTTGTAATCGCCAATGGCGTTCCAGATAGTGATGGGGATTGTCTTTATAAAAAAGACATCAAAAAAATCTTCACAAAATATCTTGACCGGGCCACTGATGTAATGCACACCAGAATTAAAAACGAAGGTGTTGAAGTTCTTGCAAATTGGATTACTGAAAGTGACACACAATTAAATGGCAAGACCGTTCCCGCTGGTTCCTGGATGGCTACATTTGCAGTAACAAATGAAGAATTATTATCTTCAATACTTGATGGTAGTATTCAAGGTTTAAGTCTTGGTTCAGTTTCTGAAGATGCTATGACTAAAAAATATTGGTTTATCAATAAATCAATACATTATCAGGACTTAGAGGATATGGAAGAAGTTATTCCATTGTTTATTAGTTTTGTAGATAAAGGAGCGAACCAATATGGCTTAGAAATAATGGACTATAATGTTTACATTAATAAAAATGATAAAAACGGTGAAAAAATGACTGAAGAAGAAATAGTAACTAATGAAGAACCTATGATTCCAATATCTGCACTTGATAAACTTCGTGAGTTCTTTAGCTTTACAAAAAATGAAGCTATTGATGAAACTCCTGAAGTTAACAAACAAGAAACAGATGTTGAAGAACCTGTCAATGATGACATTTCAAATAAGGAATTGCTGGAAAAATTACCTGCTGCCTTAGCAGAATCTGTTAAAGAAGCAATCAGTGAAGCAGTCGCCAATGCTAATACTGATGAAGATATTGATAAGAATGACAAAAATGATGAAGAAGAAAAAGATGAAGGCTCTGAAGAGGAAAATGTAGAAGAAAAACCTGAAGAGTCTGAAAATGATGAAAAAGAAAAAGAAGATGTCGAAATTAATAAAAGACAAACTTCTATGACTGATATTGTAGTCGATGATGCTCCTTCACAAGATTTCTATCAAAGAACCCATAGGGATCATTTAGGAAGGAAAATAAGAAACTAATTTTTTTTTTTAAAATAAATTTAATGAGCTGATAAATATGTCTGTTACAATTGTAGATGCAAAAACTATTGAAGATAATTTGCCATTTATTTTAAAATGGTCTAAAAATCCAATTGGAAACGGTGGAGCAATCAATCCAGGTTGGAAACAGCAAACTGAAATTGATCGCTTCCTTGAATTAGTTGAAAGTACTCCAAGTATATTAAACGATGCAAGATTTATTCAAATGGATGCTATTGAGCATGATATTAACTACCTTCGTGTAAAAGCAAGATTGCAATCCATGAAAAAATTATCTGGTGAAAATAAAGGTGCACCTCTTCAAAAAGATTATACTACAGCTATTGAGGAAACCGTACCTGAATTTAGTAGGTCCAGACTTGTAGCTGAACCATTCTCAATATTTACCTACACCAGTAAATTATTCTTAAAAACCAATATTGAGCATGATTCTTTCCTGACTCATATTGAAGCTATTCTCGCTGAAAGGGCAGGTTATTCTGCTGAAAATATTGGAATGTATGGTATCAAAAACGAGAACACTACAAGTACTGATGGTGTACATCAAATTGACGGTGTTTTCAAACAATTGGAAGATATTGCAAGTAATTACGAAACCAATGTTGCAATTGACCGCAGAGCGCCTATGGGTTATTACCATGACATCGATGCAAGTGGAGATTTGGCAAAACAAATCAAAAGAATGATTACTCAATTCACCAAACAGAAAGGTAAAAGGTCCAAAGCAAAAATCTACGTTTCTACTGAACTTGAAGGTTTATTAATTGAACAGGCTGACCAAAGACCAACTCAAAGAGGTGACAACCTTTACTTTGATGATAATGGCCAGTTAACACTTTGGGGTGTTCCAATTGTTCAAGCTGATTTCCTTGATGAACCTGATAATGGATTTGAAGAACAAATCTTAATGGCTGATCCTGACAGCATTGTATTTGGATTTTTAAATGAAATAGAATCTGAAAACGAATATGAATTATCTGCAAAAGCATATCTTTCAACTGTAGATGTTTACTTTGATGTATTGATTTTATACAACAAAGATGTATTGGCTGCAAGAATCACCAATATACCATCAGCTGTTGAGGACGGTGAGGATTCTCCCTAATAATGAGGTGAATCCTGAAAAAAGAAATATTAGTGTAACTGTAACTGATGGTTCCACTTCTATCAGTGGAGTTTCTGTCGGATTATATCCATCAGCGGAACATCCTGAAGGAGAGCCAATTAAATCATGTACTACTGGTAGTGCTGGTGGCTGTACATTAAGAGATGTGGAAGATGGAGAATATCTATTATTTGCATCAGCAACTATATCTGGTGAAGATTATACTGCTGAAAGAATTATTGATGTTTCTGATGGTAATGATGAGTTTGAACTGATTTTAATTAATGTTTCGGAACCTATAGATAGTGGAAGGATTACTTGATTATGATTAATTTTTAGGTTGAAAATTACTTATCAAATTTTCAATCCTATGATTAATTATTTTAATACTTTTTTAAAGGTTGTGTGAATAATGGATGATGAAACAATAATTAAAGAAGTGTTATTTAAACTGGATAACTGGACGGTTGCTGATGTAGATAACGAGGACAATTTAATTGATTCTGAGTACAATGGCATGGACTATAATAAAAAAGTGTCAAGTGAAGAAATCCTACACTTCTATAATGTGGCACAAAACTACGCTTTATCCTACACACAATTGTCTGATTTTTCAGATATTCCAATCAGCGACACTGCATTGATATTGTGGACAGCTGGACTTCTTTGGAGGAAATATGATATCAGGGCCAATGACCAGATTGACGAGTCAGTAACAATCGGTTATGGGGACTCATTGATAATTCAAGCAAAAGAAATGTTAAAACCTTATAAAAAATACAATTTCAATATTTTCTAAAACGTAGGTGGAAAATATGGGTACTTGGGATGAATTGGATACTGAAGTCAATGTAAATCTGGATACTGTTGAGTTAGATGAGTTAATTGATTTTTTTGCTAATGATCCAATTTTTGAGCCTGCTGTTGAAATTGCCCAAAGGTATAAAAATGGAATAATTGAAGGCTCAAAGACGGGAGCAAAAGCAATTGCTGAAGTTGATAAATCCCTTCAGGAATTGGCAATAGCAACTAATGCAACAATGTTTTCTAACAACTTATTGAATAGTATTGAAATTACAAAAGAATCTGAAACCAACTACATCATTGGGACAAACATCACACATTTCTATCCATTATGTGTTGAAAAGGGCCGAAGAGAAGTAAGGCCAATAAGAGCAAAGTTTTTGCATTGGTTTACATTATCTGGAAAAGAAATTTTCAGTAAATACTCATCACCGGCTCCTCCAAGACCTTTTGTAAAACCGGCTTTTGAAGAGACAAGCAATCGAGCAGTAGATATTTTAAAGGTGGAGATTTATAATGCTACAAACTGATGAAATAATTTTAAAAATATTATTAAAAGCACAAAATGAGCAAAACCCATTATTAAAACATTTTAAAATTTCCTATCCTTCTAAACAGGTTGTCCAGGAAAGCAATAGCATTTTTGTTGGGGCTGTTGATAGTGAAAGTAATATTGAAGGTTTTGATTTTTCAAGTTTCACAGATCTGGTTGAAGTTCTTATAGTTACTAAAAACCGTAACTACCGAGAAGCACTTAAAATCATCAAAACTGTTTCTAAAGAAATCACCAGATTAATCTATGAAAATAATGACCTATTTGACAATAAACCAATCATTAGAAATATAACTCCTGAATACAACAGGGATTTTGTCTTAACAAGAGGCCATTTAAGAATTCAAGTGAAAAGCAAACCAGAATCGTTAGTTCCATCTGAAGAAGATTATTATTTATGTAATTTATTATTAGAAAAAATTGAAGAAAAGTGATTGTTTATGGTAAAATTTGATTTAGATAAAGAATTAGATGATTTGCTTTGTCCCAATATGTTCAAATCTGGATTAAGATATTACATTTCATCTAATAATATTTCTATCAATAATAAAAAAGAATTTGAAAAAATCATTAAAGAGTATGCGAATTTGAAAATAGGGGGTTGAAATTATGGCTTCATTACCAAAAGTTCAGATTTTTAAAAAACCAAATCCTGTAAAAAGCAAACCTGGACTAGCATCAAAGATAGCTTTAATCGGTGCTTTTGATTCCACTGAAACTGAACCATTATTATTTACCAAAATTGATGATGCTCATGAAGAATTAGGAAATGATACTAGTTACGCTGGTGTTGCATGTTTGGATGAATTGTTTTACGGAGCTTCAAGTATTTTAGCTGTAAATATCACCACCAAATCTGGAAGCGGTGAAAATGAGGTTGTTGATAAAGACATCACTCCAGGAAAACTAACATCAGCATTGTCTAAAATAAGTGGTGAGGACTTTAACATGTTATACATAGCAGTTAAAGTTGATTCCAATTTAATTCCAATAATTACTGAATTTTTAGACAAAAGGTTTAAGGATAAATTACCTGCCGGTTATGTATCATTTATAAATTTCGATGCAAGTCTGGCTGGAGATTTCAGTTACGGATTGTTGAACCAGCAATTAATAGTAAATGATACGTTACTATCTGAGGTGGAAAGTGCAGCATATTATTGCGGTGTTCTTGCAAGCTTAAATGTTGGAAATAGTATGACAATGAAAGTGGTTCCAAATGTAACTGGTGTTACTCCAGAATTATCATTTGAAACAGGTGGAAATGGTTTATCATTACTTGAATCTGGTATAACTACATTCAGATGTCAAGATCGTGGAAATAATAAATATGTTGTTGTCAACAGCGAACAACCAAACGGTTATGATTTATATATCAACCGGGCACGTGATTTTATTGTACGTGAAATGAGCCTACATCAATTCTTAGGTGAAAGAAACCGTACTGCAACTTTAAATGAAATCAAACAGGAATTGGATAGGGTCAAAGATAGGTGTGTAAACACTTTAGATTTACTTGAAGACATTGAATACACTGTAGAAAAGAAATCTCCAAAGTGCGTTGATATAAACATTACCAAATTGTTATTTGCTGGAATTATCACTGAAATCGACGTTTACATTACAATTGAGGTGGAATAGATGGCTAATAAGGAAGTTATTATTGACGGTAAAAAAATGATGTATGGTACATCAGCAAAAGCAAGTCCTGAAACAAATACTTCAAGCACTTCCACCTTTGACGGTGTAGTAAATGAGGGACTTGACGAAGTACCGTGGAGTCTTGAATTTTCAAAATTAAGATATGAGGGATTAGCTTCACACAAAGAGATGTCAGAAACTTTAGATAAAATGATAAGCACACCTGCAATGGTTACTATAAGAGAAACTGTCATCACACCTGATGAATCATACACCATCGTAGATAATTATTTCAATTGTTTAGTAAATGGTAACGATTATGAAGTAAAACCTGATGAAAAAACCGTTGAAAATATCAAGCTCAAAGCAAGTAGAAGAGATAGGAAATATGAATAAAACACTTTAAACTTTGTTTTATTCATTCTTTTTTTTTAAAAAATTTTTAAACAAATTATTTTTATTTATGGAGATTTAAAGATGCCTGCTGAAAAAGAAAAGCAAAAAGAATTAGAACACTTACAAAAAGAGGAAGAAATTTTTGAATTGGATCAGATAATCACTGAAGGAACAAATGCTAAAATACCATTCACATTCATTTATCCAAATACTACAAAAAAGGTTGGAGTTTTAATAAGACCATTATCAACAAATGAATATCAAAAAGCCATATTATCAAGTAAAAGACTGAAAACTAATCTATTGATTGAACTTGCTAAATTAGGCGTTTACAAACTTGATGAAACCAAATTCCCTGATGATTTACTGGCCGAATTGCCGGCTGGTGTAATAACCAGAATTACAAATGAAATTAACAGAATAAGTGGTGTGGAATTGATGGATACATCAGAAGATGCACAACAACAAATATTTGATGATTTAATGGGGTTTTAGACCTAAAAACTGGTAAATTAAGACATTTAACTCAATTATATATTGCGGGACATAGATTAAACAATGGAAATATTGAAAATTTAACAATCTTACAACAAATGGCAATAATATGTATGAAAGAAATTGCAAGACAACATAGCTTGAAAAATAAAGCATTTTTAGTAGTTGATTAACAATGGCAGATAATAATCTTGATATTAACATTACAGCAAGAGCTGACAAGACTGAAGTTGAGGATTTGTCCGAAGCCATATCCACACTAAAAGAAATGGAAAGTGATGTAGATATTGATGTTAATGTTGAAGATTCAGATGTTGTTAATGCTGAAGAATCTGTAGAAAATCTTGATACCTCAATGCAAAATGCCTCAAATAGTTCTGATAATTTATCTTCATCATTAAGTGGCATTGACAGTTCACCTATAGATGAATTAGGGGGTTCTGCTCAAAATGCTGAATCAGATGTTGAAGGATTAGGAAATAGTCTTGAATTAATTGAAGCCGGAGCTTTAATGAGTATATCAAGTGAGTTATCCAGTATTGGTAGTAACGCTGAAGGTATGGCTCAAGATATGAACACAGCAGCCATAAGTGTTGGTCAACTATCGACACAAACAGGTGTTGCCGAACCTAAAATGATTAGTTTAATTAATAATATATCAAATGCTACATTTCCAAATGATGAAGCAATGATGTATGTTAAAAGTCTTGACCAAATCGGTGTTTCTAGTGAAAATCTTGGCAAATCAGCAACAGATTTAGACCGTATTAATGATGCATTTGGTCTGGGTGCTCAAACTACAAATAGCTTAGGTCAGGAACTTAGTGTTCTTGGTGTAGATATGAATAATGTTTCATCAAGTTTTAATGCACTTGCTTATGCTAATTCAAACACTGTTGGCGGAATGCAGAACTATTATACTTTCTTAAGAAAATATGACTCCCAATTCAATGAATTAGGTTTTAATGTTGATCAAGCATCTGTCATTATTGCTGGTGCCACACAAAAATTTGGTGGCGGTCGTGCAGCGTTAACTGGTTTATCAGATGCATTAAAAGAATCTAATGGTGATACAAAAGCATTAGAACAAGCACTTGGACTTCAAGCTGGATCAATTTCAAATGCTTCTCAACTAACTGGTGAATATGAAGGTCAATTACAAACACTTGCTAGTGAAGAAGCTGAACATAAAACTTGGTTGGACCAAATAAATGCTGCTTGGGAAGATATGAGTCTTTTAATGTCTCCTGTATTAGCTCCAATGACTAGTTTTTTAGGTTTAATTGGTCAAGCCGGTTCATTTGCTGTGGGTATTAATGGTATTGTAACTCTTGCAGGTTCATTAAGGACATTAGAATTAACTCAAATTGCAAGTAATATTGCAACTAAAGCGGGTGCTGCAGCTCAATGGTTAATGAATGCAGCAATGAGTGCAAATCCAATAATGATTGTTGTACTTGCAATCATCGCATTGATTGCAGTTTTAGGTTATCTTTACTTTAATAACGAGCAAGTAAGGGCCGCAATAGATGCTTTGGGCCAATCTTTCATATTGGCTGGTCAAATAATTTATACTTCTGTTATGAACTTTGTAAATTGGGTTATAAGTTCACTGCAAAACCTTTACACTTATATTATGACATTAGGAGGATTATTACAATCCAATGTTTCAATAACTGGCAATAATATTGTTGATGGTGTAATTGGTGTAATGATTTTTATTGCAACTCTTCCATTCCAATTAGCAATGATATTCACCAATATGATTGCAAGAACACTTGGATTTGGTAATAATTTTGTCCAGAGAATGTTAAGTGCTGGTGTAAATTCAGTTACTCGATTTATGGGTCAAATTTCAAGCATGCCTGGTAGGTTTGTGGCTGAATTGAACAGTATGTTAAGTGCTGTAGGACAATGGGCTGCAACATTACCTCAAAAATTTTGGGAAGCCGGTGTCAATGCTGTTAAAAATTTCCTGAATGCTTTAGGTATTCATTCTCCAGGAATTATGCAAATAAAATTGCTCAAGGAGATGGAGGATACAGGTGATAGAATTCCAACTGCAAGTCAAAACATCATCAGAAATCTCGGAAATGTAGGGGAAAATGCTGTTAAATCCTTCGGAAATCCAAGATTCAATGTTGGTTTTAATACCGACAGTTTAAATGATACCAACGCATCAAATTTCGATTTTTCTAACGAAAATTTATTAGAAGTATTATTGGCTATTGGTGATAATAAAAATGGTAATGTGTTAAATCTCACTTTAAATGTTGGCACAGTTGATAAAAGGGAAAGAATTGATGAAATCATTGAAGTTATCAGAGAATACATTTTTTGGGATAATAAAACAGCAGGGAGGACAGTATGAGTTTTTTTAGTGTAATAAGTGCTGATGAAATTAGTAAAGGTTCAACCCCTATGTCTTTAAAAGTTATCCAAAACAACGGTGTTGGTGTAACTCCTGATTTAAAAATCATCGTCAATGACCTGAATGAGGGAAACAAACAATTTCTAAACAACGGTTACGGTGGAATTTCATTTAAAATAGATGTAATAATCAATAAAAATGATATGTTTGGAAATACTACCGTTCTTGAAAAGTTACATGAATGGATGATAACCATGACTCCATTATATGTAGTTACTGAAGCCATTGACATTAAAAATGACCGATATATCATTTCAAAAAACAGTGATAGAAAACAGACCTATCGTGATAATACTGTTTGGTCATTGGAATTCATTCAATTCAAGGGTATCAACATTACTAAATTTAAAAATGATAATTCTTATGTTAATAAAGCTAAGAAAAATTATGCAAAGGCAAAAAAGAAAGCAAAGGTCAGTAAAAAATCAAAGGCTAACAGCACCAACAAGAATAAATTAAAAAAATGCAAACTCTCAAATCTGAAATATGGTTTAAAAAAGAGTAATTGTGTTAAATACATGCAGAAGGTGTTGAAAAAGAAGGGATACCTGACTAAAAAACAGGTTGATGGTTATTTTGGTCCTGTAACAAAAACAGCACTTAAAAAGTTTCAGAAAAAATATAAAAAGAAATACAAATTAAAGGTGAACGGGAAGGTTGATAAGGCAACTTTAAAAGCATTAATCAATGTATAAGGTGGTTTTGAATATGGCAATAAGCAGTATTGTTGAAAAGGTGTATTATGACACCAATCTTGTTCAAAATCATTCAATCATTTATGTAGGTAGGTTTGCCAATGCCAAATCAAAAACTCTTGGTAATGATTTTTGGAAAAACAAATTGCAGATTTATTGGACCAAATATCAGATAAAAGAAACTGATATGAGGCAAAAGACTGCAACTTTCACCAGCCCACATTATTTTGACCTAACGACCGGTTTATATACAATTTTGATTACAAGTCCTTATCATGAAGACTTTGGAGGCATCATTTTAACTGTAGATTATGATAAATCAACAGGATTATACAGCTACCAATGTCAGGACTTCAGCAGAAAGTACCAAAGCAAATTTAATCTGATTTCTAAAAACAATAGCTATTATGATTTATTGAGATTGTTCCTCACTCAAAATGGTGTTAATAATGGAAAGGGTCGGGTATCAGCTAAAAAATTAAGCAAGTACAAAACAGAACTTTCAGGGCTGAGGCCAAAACTTTATTATGATCAGGGAATTTGGGGAAATGGTATAAACTTCAATCCAATGAAATCAACTACCCAAATGGTATTTCGTGATGTGTCATATATTGAAGCGATACGTAATTTGGTGTTTAGTACAGGGGCGTATATTGATGTATATTTCAATAAGTATGGTGTGCTTCAAATAGAACCATTCAGCAAGGAAGATTGGTTACAAAGCGGAATATATTTGACAACTCCTGAACTTGCAAGTAGCAAATTTAAGTTTGACACCACCAACATTATCACAGGCGTTGTTGTTAATTCTCAAGACAGTTTAAAGAAAGGATATTCTTATTCAAGTGAAAAACTTGTTAGGCTGGATTTAAGTGCATTTTTCGGTAATTTAACAACAACTATTGATAATCCAAACAAAACAACTGCTGCAAAAACTTCATCTTCTAAAAAAGTTTCCAGTAAAAAATCAACCAATACAAAGCAAAAAGAGGGAACTGGTATCACTGTGTTTATGAACATTGACAATATTCATTCTAAATCAAGAGATATGAAGTTAATGAAGGATATTGGTAAATATCTTAAAAAAAGAGGTTACAAGGTTGAAATTGGTGGTATCGGACCAAGTTATCATTATTCTCAAATAAACCGTGTGAAAAAGAATGGAATATACATGTGCATTTATGGCGGTGCATGTGCTGGAACCTTAAAGGAGCACTGGTCTTCCAATCACTATAAAAGTGTTCTCAAAAAGAAAAAGGCAAAAATGGTAGTGGCATTCTTATCACCACCAAGTACAAATATTCACAATTTAAAATGGCTGCCTCGTGCTCATGATGACAATTTTTCACCTTCAAGTTTCAGAGGCGTCAGCAATCCTGAAAAACATCTTTTAAATGCTGGTGTAGGTGTTGTCATTGGTAAAAATGCAAAGGAAATTGCTTCCAAATTCCCTAATTTCAAAACTTCTGATAAAAAAACAACTAAATCTACAAAGAAAACTAAAACAACTCCAATTTCCACAAATACTGCCATGTCAATTAATAATGAAATGGCTAGTGCCAGAAACAGATTAAGTGACAGTATTCGTGATTTATTGAGTTTAAAACTCACATTACCGTTGGGAAATCCATTATTAAAAAAACTGCACACTAATATGTTTTTATATACAGAATTGCCAACTGAATTTGTATTGGAAAACTTTTCTACACTTGCAGAAGTTCTAAATTCAACCTATAATCGTTATGTCGGATATTCATTGAATAGATGGTATATTGAAGCTGTTACAATAACCAATGATGGAACAAAGTTTGACGCTGAAGTTGAACTAAATCCATTCCCAAGTAGTGTCAGACAATACCGGGAAAGTAGGCTCAAATGGGAAGAGGATTATAAATCCGCTCAACAATCAAATTCAAGCTCATCTAAAACATCATCTAAATCTAAAACAACAAGCAAATCAAAGAAAAACACCAGCTTAAAAGGTGGAGAAGGAAAAGTCATAGATAATCTTGTTAAAAAGATTGTTGGAAATGAAACCAATGATTTAAAGAAAGCCAAATTAATACATTCCTGGTTATTGGATAATGTAACTTATTCAGGTTATAGGAATTCTAAGTACAAAACACCAGTTAAATGTTATAATAACCGTCGACATTTGAATTGTGCAGACACCAGTAGG